CTTGTCGTTTTTGAAAATGGCCTGGTAGGCATCGACCCGGGCCGGATCGGCCATGAAATCCTTCCAGGACATAACCGGGTTTGGGCCGGTAAGCGAATTATCCAGAACGCGCCGGTTGGCTTGATCGGTCATCTGTTGAGAATGGAGCTGCTGGGCCGCCTGTTGAGCGTAATTCTTCTGATACCGCCCCTGCGCCGTCGGGTCTCCTGGATTATCAATCCGTGCCTGCTCAGCTAACTGCGCAATGTGCTGCTCATAATTTTGGGCGATATTCTGGGCGGTAGGTACACCGTTTGGCTCATACATCTGCGCGTGCCTGTCGACATAGTTTTTAATATACCCCAGCGCCTGCCCCGCCGTGGCGTCTGCCGGGATTCCGTTTAATGTGAGCTTGTCGGTGCTGCCGCCGAGAACGTCCGCCGCGCCTGCATTCGGATCGGCGTGAAGAAGAGCCGCCGCCCCTTCGATCCCCTGCTGGTGTGCAAGGTAGACTTCCCACGGCTGAGGCTGGCGGCCAAGGTCTTTGGCAAGAGCGTCAGTGTTTTGCTTTATGAGAGCTACTCCGAATTGAACCTGACGGTCGAGATTAAGCCGGTCCTGATCCGTGCCGCCTTGATCCGCCCAAGTACTATCAAGGTGCTGGAAGATCCCCGTGGCCGATGAATTAGGATTCTTCGTGGCCGGATTTGTCACTCCGCCTTCAGCGCTCCAGATGGTTAGCGCCGTGCTGGGATCGACTCCCTGGCGCTGCGCTTCGCCCGCTATCTGCTGCGCCGTTGCGCCGCCCGTGACTTTGCTATAAGCGTTTTGAGCTGACTGCAGGTCCTGGATGGGTTTAAAGAATTTTTCGAGATCGCCCTGGGCGCTTCCCGAAATGCGGCCTGCCGATACCTGATCCCGGTAGGTCTTCATCGCCCCGGTGAAATCGCCGGAGAGCGCCTGACGCTTTATGACGGCGCTCCAGAGCTTGTCGTTATTTTCGCCCAACTGATACCTGAAAACTTCCGAACTCCAGCCATGCTTCAAGCCGTAATCGGCAGTCTCGTCGTCTATCCGGTCGCGTACGTTTTGAAGGCGCTGCGGATTATTCCAGTTCGCCTCGGCCTCGTTGGTAAGGTCGGCCATAACCGCCGTGTGGGTATTCCACTCCCACGCCCTGGTTTGGGCAGCGGCGTATCTAGCCATCCCGTCGAGGTCCATTTCAACCCGGCGCGTGCTCGCTTCGTCGAAGGCCTTTTGCTGCATCGTGTTCGGGAGGCCGGCGCGGACCTGCGTTCGGAGGTCGTTCATCTGCTGCTGGAATTCGGGAAAGCGGGCTTCGGCGTCCTTGCCTTCGAGCTTCATATAATTCTGGTAGATGTCGCGCGCTGCCGGCGAGAACTGATTTACGTAAACATCGTTCACGTTGGTTTCGTTAGCGAGTTGCTGCCGCTGAAGGGCGTTTTGCTGAAGCATATTCCCGGCCTGGTCGAGCGACTGCCCCACCTGCCCGCCGAAATTCTCAGGCGTTGCCCGGTCGATTGAGTTATAGCCTTGCAAGCCTTGCGGCATGACATCTTGCAAGAAATCTGTTGGGACTTGCATTAGAGTGTCCCCCACATGCCAAGGTTGCCGGCGTTTGTGTTGAAACTGTTGGAGAAATCACCGCCCCCGCCGCCGCTATTGCCAGATCCCGGTACTCCCGACATCTGATACTTCAACCACTTGTCGGATACCGAGGATGCCCCGCCGAGTATCGAGCTTGCCACTCCCCATTCGCCCTGTGCCTGGTCGAGCTGAGCCTGTGAGCCGAACATCGCGCCCTGGTAGGCTAGATTTCGCGCCTGGAGGTTTGAGTTGTAGCGTATCGTCCGGGCGTCCAGCTCACCTGTCTCCGCTGCCGAAGCTCGAACATTTAGAGCCGATCCCGTGTTCGGGTTCACCCCGCTTGCAGCTTCTCCTGACTCTATCGCTCCGAGCATTTCGCCCGTTTGGATGCGCTTATTTTCTTCCTGCTGTTGTCCCTGCTGAAGCGCAATGCTCGCGTTCTGGTTCGCGATGGTCTGGTTGTTTTTTGCGACCTGGGCATTGTAGTTGGCCGATTGCATTTGCGAGTACGCGCTCATGCCGGCGCCGGCGACACTGGTGACAATACTGGCGACCATCAAAGGGACAACTGCTGCTGGACCCATTATTATTTCCTTTCCATCCAAAACCTGTAAAAGTCCATCTCCCACATTCCGTATGGAACCGGTTCCGGATCAAACCGGAACCCGAGCCATTTCAACCACCGGATAGCCACCTCGTGGCGCGCATCAACGTAGTTCATGAGATGTGGGAAAAGTTCCAGCATCTTCGGCACATAAACTCTATTCAGCTTCAGGAAGGTTTTGGCGTGTTTGCGGATCTCGCCGGTTCCCAGAAGCCAGGGAGACCCGACTCCGCCGAGGATGTCAATCGGAGAGACGCCGAACATACAAACAGGCCGCTCATCCACAAGCCCCGTCCACGCGATGGCGGATCTGTCGAGACTGTCTTCGAGCGCCCGATACGGTCCCATGCCGACCGCTGCCGCGACTTCTTCGACATCGGCTTTGGCCATATTTTCCGCCAGCCAGGGAACGTGATCCCTGTGGGCGGGAACGATTATTTTAGCCATAAAAACCTTTCACGCGGAGACGCGGAGGCGCGGAGGGAAAAGATAGAATTCCCACATCGAAGATAAAAAGCTGGTTCGGAGCCGAACGTTCGCGCAAGTTCATAAGGGAATTTTGAATGCATTTTCCCACTTTGCTTTCCCTCTGCGTACTCTGCGTACTCTGCGTTCTCTGCGGTGAGGTTGTTTACCCCGGCGAATCTCCGATGCTCACCTCCGGGATGACCCCCAAAATGGTACAGGGAAGCGGATTATCCTGCTCGATACAAACGTCGTCATCGACCAGGTATTGATTGTCTATCACCACGCGCTCGTCTCCCGTGAATAATGGGATTGCGCTCCCCATGCTCACCAGGGCCGATCTTTCCTTTATTTCGGTGAGGTCCCCGAAGTTGGGCCCCACTTTAAGGCCCCTTGTGTCAGCCACCCGAACGGCTACCGCCGAAATCTTCTTCCTGTAATCCTGCACCTGCATGGCCATGCCTTCGGGCTCCATGCAAAGGGTCTGGAGCTGCGAGACATAGGGCAGTCCCACGGTGATCGTGGTCGCCGGGAAAGGAAGCGTGATCGAGCCGGCCTGCACCACCTGCTGAGGCGAAACGCTCCCGTCCGCAAGGATCGACACGGTTGCCCCGTTCAAATGGTCGAGCCCGCTCACCGTCGCCACCGCCCCGCCCCCGTTTCCCCCCGCGCTTACCGGGTTCCCGTTATATTGAAGCCCGCAGTCCACAAACCAAGCCTTCGTCGCGTCAGAAGCGCCGTTCGTTAAAAAGTTTCTGCAGTTCATGCGCTCGACGTACTGGACGGGCTGGCCGCCGTTTATCCCCGGAATCGTCCGCTGCAAAACGAAGTAAACCGAATCAACGTTCAGCCCGGGGATCTGCTGCTCGGGGATCGAGGCCACGCTCAGAAACTTGTCGGTCCCGGAATTGCCGAAAGAGTCATGGTGAGCCCAGGCATTGACGTCCTGCTCTTTTAAGTAGGTGAGAGACAAGAGAATCCCATCATCCCGTACGGCCCAGACTTGATAGAAAGGCTGCTCGGCGTAACACCATCTTTCCAGGTTATGCCCGAAGAAAAGATGGCTCGAGAGGACGGAAATGTCGTTTCCGGTATAGACGTTCACCCAGAAGTTATATGCGAGGTCCCGAACGATGGAGCCCTTGGCCTGAACGTAGAGGATGTCGTAGTTTATCACCAGCGGTATGAGGTCCGCACATCCGATATAGTTTTGCGGAATGACGACGGTATTGGAAGGAGTAACCGCCGTAGGACTCGTGATGGTCGGTCCCCCGATCATGAGCCACGCGCCGCCGGAGCTTAGCAGCACGAGGTTGTTCATGGGGATGAGCCACTTGATGGCGTTTACCTGAGTTGCGGCGATTGTGGCAACTATGGCGTCAGTGGCCTGGGAAGGGTTGCTCACGTCCATGTTTTTGAAATCGGCCGGCCGCGTCATCCAGATCGTTTGCGGGTTCGAATAGGAGCCGGCGAAAACCTTACGCTGCTGAAAATAACTGGCACAGCTCGGAAAATTGCCGGACGTGCCAAGGTTTATCCCGCCCGACGACGATCCGGGAGGGGAGACTGCGACATTGAAGGTGGCGCCCGATCCTGTGAGCTGAGTAAACACCAGGGCCGCTCCGTCCACATATCCGGACCCGACCCCCGTGATTTTAATTCTGGTTATCACTCCATTTTGGATCACAGGTGTAAAAGTACACCCTGAGCCAGCGGCAGGCTTTACGGTGACCCTCCCGAAGTAATCCTGGCCACCGCTGGTCATAGTGGCCGTGATGCTGTAAGGGTCGAAGCCTGTTCCCCCCGAGACATTTATATGTCCGATCGCACCATTACCCACGTTTCCTACGACAATGGTCGGATCTGAATAATTTTGTCCTCCATTTATCACCGCGACCGCGGTAATTGCTCCCCCTGAAATTGTCGGCTGCAGAACTGCCCCGGTTCCCGTTGTGTCATTTACGACAAGAGTCGTGTTTGCATCATAGTTGGCGCCCCCGGTCACCACGTTCACAGCAGTAATCGGACCCTCGTTGAAAGGGTTGGTCCCCTGCGGAGGGGTCTGTGTGAAGTCGGGCGCTATTTCGCAGTCCACAAAGCTTGTCCCCGTGGTCGTGCCTATGTAGCCGTACCAGGCTCCCGGTTGGATGGACTCATGCACAGAGGGATTCGCTTTATAAACGCGGTAATATGCGGCAGCGGTAAGAGGCTGCCACGAAATCGTGTTATACGCGCCGGTGCTTGAGTTGAGCTGCGTCCCCGATCCAAAGACAGGGGCTGAGGCTAGCGACTCGTCTGGGGGATCGTTTGCAACGGCGGTGACGCATAACCATAGTTCCAGACCGGCGTAGGGGTCTGAGCATCCGCCGAGAAGCTTAAGCCCGAAGGGGCTGAAATTGTGGGCGCGAATGAAATCTCGCTCAACGTCCATATCCAGTGCTGCGACCTGGTGAGGTCCTGGGGCGGGTAGCCCGGATGGCAAAGGGTGAGGGTATCCGCGCTCTGGGTCCACTTAATGAGCTGGACGTCGGTGCCCTGGTAAGGAGTGACCAGCGTAAACACCCGGGCAACCGTTGGAGTGCTCCCGGTAATCGACCCGTAATTCGTACTGTTGATGACGTTTCCGTCAAGGTCTGTCAGAGTAAATGTGCTTGAGGTAGCGTTTGCAACCAGGTACTGCCTGCCCGGAGTTGAATCAAGCGCCGTGCCGGTCCCCGCGATGAAGACCTGGTCGCCGTTATTGAACGGTCCGTACGCCGCGCTAGTCGGATAATTGGCGGCTGCGTAGTTGACCGTTATGACGCCTGGGTTGGCGTTTGTCATCCCGGTGATGGGAATACCGGAGGTATTGTTCACGGGGGTTTCGAGTACATACCCGCCGTTCATAATAACGCGCATGTAGAGATGGCCGAATTCCAGGATATAGGTCTGAACCAGGTTGAACTGGAAGGGGATGAGATGAGCCGCCTCCGATGACAGGCTGCCTATCGAATTTTTGCATCTTCCCACAAACATCGTGCCGGCGCGGTTGGCCGCTCCCCCCTGTGGCAGCACAAAAAAATTCCGAAGCAGCTTTGCCGCCGCGTGGTACTTCGCCAGATCGACCCGGGCGTAAAGGTTCGGGCAGATCTCGCCGCTGGCAAAAGTCGGCTGAATGAAATTGACGGCCACTAATATCCTCTCGATCTAGGGTTCCCGGTCCACATAGCCCAGACGTTTAAATAAATCGCTTTGATCCGGCTGATAACCGAAGGAGCCGCCAGCGCCCCTTTGAGCCCCCAGGTTGCCGCGAAGGGCGCCTTAGTCGTTAAGACGGCGTCTGGAAACATTCCCCATGAAGCTACAGCCCTTGTGTCTATGCTCATCGTTCAGAGTCCCACAGCCGCGCCCAGAGGCGCTTAAACCTCCCGGGCCTCATGTGCTTCGCTGTAAATGCCGCGTTCTCCGCCGCGATGTGCGCGAGCATTGCGGCCCGCAAACTCTCCTGGAGAAAATCGATCATGAGCTTCGTGCCCTGCTCGTGGAGGGCAATCATCTTGTCACGCATGTAGTGATTGATGGCGTTGTGGACTTCGCCCTCGTGGTTGCAGCAAGGACACACTTCCATGAAGGTCTTTCCGTCTGCGAGTTCGAGCATGGTTTCCGTTATGGCCTGGTCTGCTATCTGCTCGGGGATGCCGAGTTGAGCAGCTTTCTTCACAAGCCATTTTCTTGTCATTTCCAGGGTACAGCCGTGCCCGGTGTAAGGTTCAAAGAGCTTTTCAAAATCAGGGATTATCATAACGGCCTCAGTCTCGTGGTTGTCGTTGCGTTATCCGTAAACATGCCGCTTATATTGAACGCCGTTGTGGCGTCATCGTCTTTGTAGCCGGTCGCGTTTCCGTTCGAATCGGTTATGGCCAGCTTGTTAAGAAGGCCCCACTTCAAGGCTTGGATGTACTGAAAGATACTGCCTGCCGTAGGCGAAGCCGGGATAGTTGCATTCATCGCGTTGGGGACGTCTGTCCCGGAAATCAAGGTGTGCTCAGCCGCGGTAAGCGCGTAGCCGGTTTTGTCGTTATTGGTCGAAACCGTCACGCCGCCTGTAACTGAGCCCACCGCCCCCGCGACAGATCCGACCGCACCCGTAATGCTCGCCGGAGTCGAATTGTTCAGGCTCGTTTTCATGGCCGCGGTGAAATCGCCGTTGGTCGGTGCGTTCGTCAGGTTCGTAACCGTGGGAATCGTCACGCCGGGCTGTGTGGCCTGGAGCAGGACCGCGCCGGAAGAGAGGCTGAGCTGATTTGCCCCGGTCCCGCTTGAAATCTTTACGCCGTTATTTGCGTCAACCGTAGGCACGCCACCCGAGGCCCCCGCCGCCGCGTTCGGAAGTGCGCTCATTCCGCCGTGAACGCCGTCCTGATTGCTCGTGGCTGTGAGTTCGATTGAAATGATAACAGGGACAATGCCTGCCCCGGTAAGCATGATGGTTACACCCTGAGCGCCGGTGAGAGCCGCGTTCGGAATGCCGAGCTGGTAGATGCCCGGCATATTCGTCCCATCAACGGCCACGAATCCGCCGCCTGCCCAGGTGCCTTTCGTCATGGTCGCCAGGGCTATGGAATTCGCAGAGCCCGAGGCGCCCCACAGATCGAAGAACGCCGTTACATTGCTATATAGAAGGCCCGATTTCAGAGCACCGACAGAGCTGCTGGAGTCGTAAATCGGAAACTCGATCAGCTTCGACGTGGTCCCTACAGGGACGGATAAGTAAGGCATCTTCAGTGATCCTTAAATGAGACAAGGGTTACGCCACCAACAGGCTTCTTGAACCTGGTTCATACGGCCTGATCCGGTGCCCGTGGGCTTGAATGCGGCCCCTCCGACTCCGACCCAATCCCCATAGGTCCCGGGAGTGCCGGTGAATGTAGGATTCCACGAAGGCGTGACGCTCCCGCTTGACGACACCTGATAGGCCGTGCCGGAGACGGCGCCAGGGTTAGTCAACCCGTTTTGCGCTATTGTCCAGCCGCTTGACGCGGCCAGTGCGCTGATAGCCACGCTCCAATAGTCGGTATCGTAAATGAATGTGCTGATAAGGTCGCCGCTTGCCTCTGTGATCGCAATTCCGAGCACGGTCTGAGAACCGGTGGTCATTTCCTTGATCCAGGCAATATTCGGAGTCCCATCAACAAAACTTCCGGACCCGGAAATACCAGTAAACTCATCGATGTATATGACCGTCCCTGTCATGGAGACGTTCTGGCCTGAATAGTTAATGCTGATCGTGAGCTGCGTGGCACTAACGTTTTGAACTTGAAAACATGCTATATAGGTCCACTGGTTGCTGTAATAATTCTCCCAGTATGAAACTATGGGGCTTCCCCAGCTATTATGACCGTCTGATAGTGAAACGTCCCCCGACGGTGTAGACGAGCCGACATAGGACCCAGACACCCAGACACTCAACAGGCTCCCATTGGTTGCAGCCGCTTTCAGTTGACAGCTACCAATTTGCCCCGTTGACCCGGCGTTATTGCCTGTAGAGGTTAAGGCCCAGCTCATTTATGACCCCACTACTGTGATGCCGGACGTGATCAAACTACCGGTAATTACCGCAGTCCCTTGGAACAGGAGCGACGAGCCTTGCGGTGCGGTCGTTCCCAGGAGCGCGTCCGAAAGTGGCTGGCCATGTCTATTGAGCGTCCCTCCATAGAGCATTGCTGAGAACCAAGGCATCCACGTATTGCCACCATCGTCAGAAAGCTCAAGGCTCACCTCGGCGGAACTGGTTGGGTCGGTCCACGATGCGCATCCAATATCAACAAGGAAATTGGTGTAGCCTGTGGCGATCGTGGTGGGTGGGATCGTCACCGTCCCGGTGTAAGTGTTTGCGCCAATCGTCAAAAGTGTGGTCATGGGATTGCCTTACTGTGTGGTGGTAGCCCAACAGCCGCTCAAGTTCGCCCCCTCAACGTACCAGCCCCCATTGGGAGGCACGACAAACGACAAATTCAAAATGCCCGGTCCCGGATTTTGGGCTTGCCCGACAGGGTTTCCGTTAATGTAGGCGGTAAGAGTGCCGTTTTTGCCGCCAGGAACAGATGCCCACACAGCAACAAACATTGGGAGCGTCGCCGAAGGGTTGTCATACGCATAGTTAAGCCCGATGGCGGTCCCGATGAATCCGTTTCCACCGCCGACTGTCTGAAACGTCGCCGGCCCTGGAGGTCCCTGTATCCCCTGTGATCCAGTCGCGCCCGTCGCGCCCGTCGCGCCGGTTGCACCTGTGGGTCCGGTAGGCCCCGGAGGTCCAGTTGCTCCGGAAATCACCTCCCAATAGCTGGCATTTGGCGGCTGTTCGTTCAGGGTTGTTTGGACGGCCACATAAAGGGTGCCCGAATAAGTACAGCCGTCTCCCTGGTTGTATGTGGTGCCCGAGTTCCAATTGCCGCGCCAGTTGACGCCTCCCGGAGGTCCCTGGATTCCCTGAGCGCCCGTCGCGCCCGTCGCGCCCGTCGCGCCCGACGGTCCTGGAGCCCCCTGCGCGATAGTTGTCCAGAGTGTAAGGTTGCTGGTTGGCACTGCGTTATTATTTGGCGCCAAGGCGACGTAGAGCTGCGTCCCAAGAGCCACCCCGTCACCCTGGTTGTAATAAGTCAACGGGTTCCAGACGCCCTGCCAGTTGATTCCAACAGGGATAACCGAAGGGACCGCGCCGGAGATCTGGGCTGCAAGTTGTTGCGTCTGCATAGTCAGCAAGTCGAGCGCTGCTTCGACCACCTGAGGATAAAAGGCCCCCTGGTTGGTAAGGCTCGTTGGTTGCTGATACGGCACTACTCTTTGAATCGTGATCGACCACCCCAACGGCAAGGGGACGCCGGAGGTCGGATAAGTGACAGTGCCTCCGCTCGTGCTGCCGATTCCAGTGACGGTGTACTGAGTCGGAACCAGGATGGTTGTCAGCGCAGGGCTCACGTTGTTGTTCGTGAGACTTACGACCAATTGACCCACCGAAGGGATTAAAAAGCCAAAACCAAAAACATTCGCGGAGCCGTTCCCCTGGTAGGTCGTATAGCTCTGGTTCGTGGTCAGCATTTGGATTCCTTTCTACCAGATGACGCCGCCCCAGCCTCCGGAGTCTCCCATATCGTCATCCATCGGGTAGGGCAGATCGCCGGGCACTGGGTAGTACCCTCTCACCTTGATCCAGTCCGGCGTATGGTTGGGGCTTACGGGCTGCTCGTTTGCGTCGACCGCGCGCGCCGTTGTGGCGGCGTTTACCGCCTTCTCGTAGAGCGCCTTGTCCATCTGCTTATCGCCGACCAGTGCGCCCACCAGGTGCGAGGCCAGAAGGAATACCATGGCTTCCGAAAACTCATCGTCCCAGAGGTTCGGGTTATCGACCAGGGCCGTGTAGACGATCAGCGCGTACTCGATGTTTGTAAGAATGACCTTGATCTGATTTCCGCTTGCATCGGCGTCGAGGCAGATTTGATAAGGCACGCGATTTTCCGTGCCCATGAAGCCGGAAAGAAACGGAGGCGCCTGCACCACGCCCGGCCAGAGCGGCGCAGAACCGCTAACCTGCGACGTGTTGAAAGGATATTTGACTTGCCTGAGCCGTATGCAGTTCTGCGGCCACGCGTACTCGTATTGCCAGCCCACGATCTGATCCGGCGTACTTCCGGCCGGGTTGGCAGCGCTGATCGGCACGAGCGGCAGCGGCACCGTCCCGTTAGGGTTTTCGGGCGTGCCTGGAGCTGCGGCGAGTAATGCCCCCGGCAAAACGGCCCTGGCAAAACTCCAGGGAGCAAGCCGGAGAGTTGCCCGCGTCACGGCCTCGAAATGCGTCGTGCACGCCTGGGCCTCCGGAGTTGATTCGCTCATGCTGGCGATGGTGCTTCGGGTGCCGATAACCGAGAGGGCACGGTTGCAGATATCGACTTGAGCAGGCATCTACTTGCCTTTCTTCCACCCTGCAGCATTTCGTGCAAAGTTGGCCTGTTTTTTCGTTTTGGCGCTGGCTTTGCTGCCCGGCTTCAAAACTGCCGCAGCCTCTTCCTGCACGGACTTACCGGCCGCTTTCGCCTTGGCGGTAAACTCCCCCTTGTGGGCCGGGTTAATGTGAATGCTCGATTTGCTGCTCTTCGATGATCCGGAGCTTCCCGATGACTTGCTCATCTTTCACCTTCCCCCGGTTCCGGCTCCTCGCTAACAGCCGCAGCCATAGCGTGGTAGAACTGGATCGGCTTCATCTGGTTCACCGAGGCGAACTCGGCAGCCGACTTCATGAGCTCAACCCGGTCTCCCAACGGCAGATAGAGTTTGCGCGCCATTATTTCCCGTCCTTGTCTTTATCCATGCTCGGATACATCTTGCCGGCCAGGTCCCCGCCGCCCACTTCCTTGATGTGCTTGTGCTCTTCCTCCAGCTCGTCGGCGAGTCTTTTGGCCGCGGCGATCGCGTTCTTCAGGCGCTTCTCGTCGGCCATGATTTCCTTCGCCCGGGCCAGCGTGTGCGCGTCGCCTTCGGCTTCCCAGTCTTTATCGCTTTTCGTTACTGCGGTGGCTTTTGCCATCAAATTGGCCCTCCGTGAAAGCTTTCGATTTCCTTGCGTTCCTTGACGGTCAATCCGACCTTTTCGGCGAGCAGCTCCACGACATTGCAAAGGCGCGCTATTTCGGCCTTGAGGTCGGCAATCCCGCACTTCGTGCAGTCGTTTTTCCGGAAAAGCCAGTGGAGGGCCGCTCCGATAATCAGACAGACCACATAGCCCACCACCTGCCAGCCGGCGTGATCCAGCCCGTTCATGCGAGCGCTCTCCTTGTCCAGCCGGCGAGATACCTGCCGCAGTCCGGATGTTTGATGACGATAGCCTCAAAGTGGCGCTTACAAACCAGCCGGTATTCGGAGATGTTGTTGCAGCCGACCGCGAGATGCTCTGCCACGCCCGGACCCATGAGGACGCCCATGTTAAAGACCTTGGCGCGCATCGTCGGATCTGAAATCGCTTGCACGCCAGGCCGCATCCAGAAATCCCGGTAGTAGATTTCCTCGGCGTCCTCGCGCGTGAGCCCCTTGATGTCCACGTCCGGGTAACTCCGCTTGGAGATCCCCATGTTCGTCTCGCCGCCGGCGTCGTGAGGGTCGTTAACGTATCCGCCCTCCCAGTTGTCTATCAAATCGTCGCAGGCCTTTTTGAAGTCTTCCGGGAAATCGGGCATAACATCCCTCTTTTCTAATTGGCACGGCCCCGTCTTCGGCCGCCAGTTGCAGCGCGCCATCAGCTCAGATTGCTCAAATTGTGTTCCTGCACCGCCTTAGCCGCCTCCTTCGCTTGCTCGGAAACCGGTGGCTCGGGGGCCTTCAACACGCCGCTGTGCGGAGAGATAAGCGCCCCAATCCCGACAACCGCCCCGGATATCTTCAATTGGAGAGCGGGATCGATATTGATCCCGGTGGAATAAATCAACGCCATCGAGATGAGCGAAATGACGGCGCCGATCAAAGTAGGGTCCTTCCAGTAAGGCAGTCCCTTGGCCGCGTCCGCGCGGTAATAGACCACCAGGTCGAAAAGCTTGCCGAGAATGCCAAATATCTTGCCCATCTGGAAAACCTCTCAATTCCGGTTGTAGAAAAAGACCAGCTCCTCATCTTCATCCCGGGCCACAGGCTCTTGCCAGAACGTGACGTTGCCGCTGCGAGGATCGTAACGGCACTGGAACGGGCGCTCGAGATCGAAGCCGGCCTCGAGCATCTCCTCCCGGCAATAGTCCTGGAACGCCTGCAGCGTCCAACCCCTGTGCGGATGAGGCGGATCGTTATCGAAAAAGAAATTCTTGTGCATCCGGAGAACCGGATATGGCAGGCTCGTTGCTTGAGAAGCCATATCAGTGCATCCCGATGGGAATGCAGGCAATCGCGGCTACGGCAACAATTGCCAGTATTAGCAACACGTTGAGCAGTCTCATCTCAAAACCTCCAGGTCCACTGGAAGAAAAACACTTTGTGTCTCGCATCGCTCTGAGGCAACAAGCTGTACTGCTGATCATCGATCCCGTAGAAAACGGGAGAGTCGTCTCCCCCCTCGCATTGAACCTGGAACAACCAGGCCGGGTAGCTTGTGCCTACCTCAAAGGGACCGGCGCAACCGCCTTAACTGCCCCGGCCACCCCGACCTTGCCCTTCAAAGCCTGCCCCACCACACCACTTGCAGCGGTGACGCTTGCCTGCACCTCTTCGGCTGCAGCCTGCATCTGCGTTGCGCTGAGAGTCCCCGCCTTATACGCCGCGACGGTTGTCGTGAACGTGGTCACCGCCGCGTTGCTGTCGGCCAGCACGGGCGCGACAACCTTGTCGATTGTGGACTTCGACCCCGGAAAAAGGGCCTCGATTACCGGCATGGCCTTCTGCAAGCCTGCGTCGAACTTGGTCCAGTAATCGGACACTGCGGCCCAGTCGACCGATTCAACCTTGGCTTCCACTTTGGCGAAATCAGCCTTGAAAGTGGAACAACCAGCCAAAGCGCCAAACACAAGAAACAAACCCGCCATTACGAATACCGCGATCCTTTTCATCTCTTTCTCCTGTTAACAAACACAAACAAACATTCGGTAGCGCCGTCTAAAGATCAACGTGGCCCCGGGAACGAACCCGCGGGTTTTTGGAGTTGTCGATCCATGGCGGCGCTGCTTAAACCGCGTTGTCACTCCCGACGTGCCCCTCCGTCGCCTTGTCGGTTTGCTCTATCTCGGAGGCCGAATGCTCCTTCAAAAAAGCGTCCGCCTGGGCGAGCAGCTCGGTATGCACGCCGTTTCCCACATCGTGATGCAGGCGCAGCGCCTCGGTAATCTTTGCGAATAGCGTCAACGGATGAATTTCCTTTGCGGGCTCGGCCGCCCCTGCCTCCGCCGTTTTTTCCGGTTCTTGCTCAGCCATCTTCAATCTCCCTCTTTTTGAAAGTCGGAAGGGTGAAGGTTCTCACCCTTCACTGTTCACTCTTCACTCTTCACTGCCCTTACGAGTTGTCCTCTTCCCACTCGATCTCGATGTCGATCGCCCCACCGGAAGGCACCGCGGCGCCAGTCAGATTGATGTAGACGTAGTCGCTGATTCCTCTGAGCAGGATCGGCATGTCCTCGTGGAACGCGAAATCGAAGACGCAGCCCTGTGCGTAGGTTCCCGCCAGGACCAATTGGAGCCGGTCGGCACCGATAAGGCCCGCGGAAGTACCCGGCGTGGTCCAGTTCGCCGTACCCACATAACCGATGCTCATGGTCGCGGCCGGATGGTTGATGTCATGCTTGCTGGGCGTAATCGCGGTGACGACGGCCGATCCCTGGGTTCCGAGAGTCGAGCGCCGGACGATGTTCACCGGCATCGTGCCCGCGGTCGTAGCTATACCCGTGAGCTTGAGCTTCTTCAGCCGGCACGTCATCGTAGCGGAGCCGATCATCTGCACGAAATCGGTCGGAGTGGCAACGGGCGTAAGCCCGGTGATCGCGGCACGGTACGTGTACTTGTTCGCTTCCGAAGCGACCAGGAGGCGCCCGGTGTTGTCGAGCTGTAAAATCGTGCTGTTCCCCGTAAGGACCACGGGAGGCAGTGCATTGAACTGCCCTTGCGCGGCTCCCGGAGGGAACACGTTTGATTGGAAGTTTGCAGGCATCTTTCACATCTCCTTACGAACCCTCACTAAGGTTCGGGTTTTGGCTGTTCACTGCTCACTGCTCTACGCGTTCGCGTTCATCCCCGCTCTTACGTCCTGGGGCGCCGCGCCGAAGTTTCTAACGTCCTTGGTGAGTTCATCCACGGGATCGGGTATCGGCCCGTTTACGACTCCCGCCTCCTTAATGGCTTTGCGGGCCGCGCTGTCCAGCGGCTGCATGTGCGGACCCGGGATAACGTCGTCGGGGAGCGTGATCTCTTCGCCGGGCTCCCAGAGCCGTTCGTTTATGTAGGATTTTTCGAGTAACCTGTACTTAGCCATCTTCCTCTCCTGATTTGGTTACGTGGTGCGTCCTCAAAAAAGATCGGACGCCGAACTTAAACGGTTCCACATCAGCTTCGTACGATAAACGCGAACCCAAACGAAGTGAGGGTTCAACTGCAAAAGGGACATAGGTATTTGCGCAGATCGTCCCGGCAGCCCTCAAGCTCCCGCTTCTCGATAAAAGCGTTGGCCAGGCGCGCGCTGAAACGAGTCTTGCGTTTGCACATGCGCCAGATTTCCGCTTTGCTCAGATGGGGCCTGCAGGCTGCCATAGTCGCTCTTCACTCTTCACTGCTCTTACAGGTACTGGTTGCTGTAGCCGCTCTGGTAACCCATCTGCGGGCCGAGCGCCGTCTTGTCGATGCAGATGAAAGTCGCGATCGCGCCGGCAGTCATGTTCGCCGTGCCGACCACGTAATTCATCTGGAGAAACTTCGGAACGACCGTCCCGAAGACGCCTGCGGGCGCATACGGAGGCAGCTTGGTCCGCCAGATTTCAGCGCCGGCCACAAGCTGGGCAAGTGTAAACGCAACGCTCTGGGCCACGGTCGTCCAGCCTGTCGGCGATCCGGACCCGTTATCCACCGCGTATTGCACCTGCAACTGCAGGGTCGAGGACGATCCGGTGAAAACGGCTGTCACGAGCGATACGAGCTCGATGTCATCGCCAACGGCGATATCCCGGCCGAGCCCCTTGGCGGAGCCCGCAATCTGGCTCATGTCGATGATGTTTGCCGAAACCTGGTTACCAACCTGAAAGGTGGTTCCATTCTGTACCGTGGTCCCCGTGAAGACGCCTAAGGACGAATTGGCCCCGTCGATCATTAAGTAGTTGTCCATTATCATCTCAAAATCTCCTTAAAGAAATTTCACCGCAGAGAACGCAGAGAACGCAGAGAGAAAATCAGCGACTTCGACGTTCGTTTCTCTGAAAAGGTTTTGGCTCTTTTTCCATCTTTCCCTCTGCGCTCTCTGCGTTCTCCGCGGTGAATAGGTTTTTGTTTTTAAACCACCCGCGCCTCAGTGTTCAGCAACTGGTCGCATGTCCGGATCGGAATGCCTCGAAAGCTCGTGACCGGCTTTCCGTCGAACTCATCCATCCGGAGCAGCACGTTTTGCTTATTGAGCGCCTGGATGTCGAGCCAGGTGGAAATGGCGCGGTTGCAGTAAAAGCCTGCCTGCCCCAAAGTGAGCCTCGGAGCGTCGCTTGTTTGAACGTTGCCGGCCCGGGCAGGCTGCGTGGGCAGTCTGTGGATCGCGCGGATCATCAGGTTGATAAGGTTTGGAGGCGTACCCCCGCTCAAGGTGGTCACATCCACATTGGCGATTCTGACCGCGTATCTCCAGTCTTTCACCACAAGGCCCGCGTCCCACTTGTAATGAGTCCGCCAGGCGTAATACGGGTTGTTGTTCGAATCGTAGACCGGGGTTTTCCCCATGTCTTCCTGCCGAAAACCCGCTTTTTGTCCCTTGGGGAATATCCCGTGAACCGACATCGGCCCCCAGTGGATGAGCCAGATAGAGGTGTTCGTGCTGTTGACTCCGCCCGCGTCGATTACGTTATTGGCGGTCTGGGCGTTCGTGGTGAGTACGCTCGGATACCTCGGGGCCAGTCCCATGAAGGCCGCCGGAGTGGTCGTAACGTTATTGTAGAAGATCGTTTGCGCCATCTGCTGGTTCATGCCCTCGAGGAAGGCAAGTTCTTCGCTCAACCTGAAGGCGCGGTCGTTTCCGGAAAGGGCCACGAGGTCCACGTCGATGTCCGAGTAGGTCTCGAGCATGCCGCAGGATTCGGTGATCTGCGCGGTGGTCGATTTGCCCCTGGGGACGCCCTGGTTCAGCAAACGCCAGTAGGCGATCGGCAGTCCCGTTCTGATTGTGGTCTTGTGCCCGGTCGGAAGGTTTCCTTCGATCCAGAGCATGTCGTCTAAGATTTCATTTGTCTGGGACAAAAGATTGATGATTTCGGCAATTTTTCCGTCATCGTCTATGCGTTTTGCCCAGTCAGCCAGTGTGAGCGCTGCAGGTCCGATAGTCGTTTGAGACATCTATTCACTCCTTATGAAGCATGAAGCAGGGAGCACGAAGAAAAGCGAAGGCCTCTATTCCCGCTACTTGCTTCCTTCTGTCATAGTTGGGTACATGTTTTCGAGAAGCTTTGCCCCCGTATCCTTCACGGGATTTCCGGTTAAGCTTCCGGGTTCTTTCAGCAAATTGCCCATCTTCACGAACATCTTGACGATTGCCGGGTTGTTGCCGGCCCCGGTCATGTTGAGCGCCTCTTTTAAGGCCGTCGCCTCCTTGGCGTCTTTCACGAACGGGTTTGACTCGCCCGGCACAAACACCTGGCTTGCTGCCGCAATCGAGCTTTCATACTTTGTCCCACCGATCTCCGGATCGGCTTTCACCTCGGCCTGCCATTTCGTTTGGGTCTCAGCCCACAACTTGTATGGCGCCTCTACCTGTGCGCGGATCTTCCCTCCGCCGAAATCGAGGAGCTTTTGCGCCTGCTCCTGGGTCAGGTCCAGCTCTTTTGCCAGCCCCTTGAACTCGGTTGCGCTCTGCTCATCGAGCGTTGTCCCTTCCGGGAGCGTAAACTCCGCATATTCCGCCGGCGCTTTCGGTGCCGGTTTTTCGGTATCCGGCTTTTTGATCGGCTTGCCTTCGGCGTCGAGCTTTTGCTTTCCCTCGGCGTCAAGCTCAAAGCCGTCTTTGTCGTATTTGGGCTCACCCTCGGTCTTCTTCTCACCCTCGGCCGCTTTCTTCTCACCGGTGGCGCCTTCTTTCCCCTGGCCGGTAGCGCCGTCTTCCACGGCGGCGCTTTTCTCCCCGCCAAGGATCTGCTCGGGCATCGTTACGCCCGTGCTGGTCGCGCCTGTCTCGATATTGGTTGCGCCGCCGGTGCTCTCGCTTGTCCCATCAGCCATAACTATTTCCCTTCTCTCGCTTTTCGTGCATTCGTCAGGAACTCATAGAGCTCCGGGTCCTCGCGCCGTATCCGGTCGACAAGATCGTGGTCAGGCGTGCACAGATGCTCCGCGCACTGCTCTTCGATCTCGTCGTTGAAACTCTTCCAGTCTCCGTTGTGGCCGTGCCACAGGTGGCAATTGAGATATCCCCCCTCCTCGCACAGGGTGATCAGGTTCTTTGGATCAAGCTCAAGCGCCGGCGCCAGGTGGAACGGATGCTTATGGTGCACTTGGAGGTCCGTGGGCCCCCCGCACCACCTGCAGCACGGCTCTTCAACCAGGTGCGCTTTCCGGACACGCTGCCACTCCGGAGAGCGAAGATGCGCCGGCTTGCCGGCGGCCAGGTCTCGGACCAGCGTCACGTGGCGTTGATGCTTAATTGCGTCTGTTACAATCCGAAGGTGTCGCTGCATCCAGGCTCTCCTCGGGGGCAATAAAAAAGGCGCACGTCGAGTGGTTGGGCACCCAACTGCGCCTTCCTTATTTCTTCGCCGCTCTCGCCTGGCCGGGCTAAAGCGGACCCCCTCCCTCAGTTTTTAAACGCTTATTCCGTCTTCTCCTGGTTCTCCAGAGCCATCTTCATATAAAACTCCGGACTGAGCCGGTTGATTTCACCGATGAGATGATTTCCCACGTCCCGCCGCCCTTCATTGAAGGCCATCACCAGGGCGTCGGTCGAAAACGAAAGATGAAATACCCCGCAGCGGGTGAGTAAATCCCACATCCAGATCCTGCCGCCAGGCGTGCCTAGGAAATCCCGCAGCGCCGCCTTCGCCTGCAGATCGCGCATCTTCTTGCTCTTCTGCCGCTGTGCAACGTGGTTTGCGTCGCCGGCGTTGTACGGGGTTTTCTCTTCGCCCATCAGGCACCTTTTAACTGTAATATGCCAGGGTCACGATGCAGGCAGCGTTTACCGCAACGCCAATCGTGGTGACGCCGTACAGTTGCCGCAGAGGCGGATTGGCCTCCGACGCCGAGCCGTTAGTGACATCACCTGAAGGTACCGCTGCTGCCCCGTTCATCAGAACGAATACATCCACATTCTGGCTCGCAGAGATCAAGACGAAGTTTGCTCCCGAAGGCACGTTCTGGCTCTTCGTCCCGGCGCCGGTAAAGTCCATGGCATTGATCGTGTTACTTTGCGGAATTCCAGCGACAAGCGGATACCCGTTTCCATCGACACCTTGAACAAGCCTGGTTGGTGTTGCCATTATTTAGAATCCTTTCTGTCGCCGTTTCTTGAAAGCGGCCAGAGTTTGTACGCTTCCGCCGCGAACCATAAAAGCGTGATGAGCAGAATCAGTGCCCAGGTTCCGACGACCACGTCAAAATGCTGGGTCATAAACGTGATCATTGTCCAGCAGCTCCAATCATCTTCATAAGTGCGTTCTGTCCGCCACCCACATCTGTCTCGGAAAGCGTCTTCGCCCCCTGAACGCCCGCCAAACTCATTTGTGCGGCCTGCTGCTGTGCCGCCTGTTGCGCCCGTTGTTTTCTTATGGCGTCCCTCTTCTGCTGCGCCACGATGAGCTTTTGGGTGACCCCGATCAGGTCCGCGTATTCCCGGACCGTTTCATCGAAGTCGACATTATCGAGGGCATCGGGCTTTGCTGCGGCCAGGTTTCCGACAAAGGCCACAAGCCGCTCGATCCCGGTTGTAGCCGTGCTCTTCTGGGCGTCGGCCAAAGTTGAGACGCACTCGATGTCAAGGGCCCGCCCGCGTATCTCGTGAGGCGCGGCAGGCACGAGCCCCGCACGGTGCATTACCGCAAAGAGCCGCTTGATGAAGGGATTTATCAACTCGAACTGCGAGCGCTCCAAAAACGGACCCAGCATCAGCATCTTTTCCTGCTTTCGCTCGATGATCTCGGTTGCGGTCCGCACGCTGTCGAGCTGAGAGATCATAAGGAAGAGATCGGCAAAGAAGGTGCTCTTTATGCGCTCTTCGGCCTTGGCGATCTTTTCCTCAGCCCCACGGATGTCCGGAGGCACCGTGTAGGCAGGCTTAAATCCGGATGCCCCAAGATTTGCCACATACGTTACGCCCCCCGGCAAAAGAGACGCCGGCTCGTTTTTCATGTTCACATCGGCGACCATCGGAGGATTTAAGACCTTGTCTATCGCCTGGGCCGTTCGCTTCTCCAGTTGCTGGAGCATCTTTGAAGCGCCGAGGCATTCCATTCCGGGACTCCGGCCGTAGGAGTCGTTTCCAATTACGTGCCAGCGGGGTGCGCAAAAGGGCATTTCAAAGTAGCCTTTAAGCTCCAACACCAGGTTTTGGCTCTGTCCCCACTCCCAGATGACCGAGCGGTATTTGCGCCCCCTCAGGCCCGGGATTTGAGGTGCGCGGTCGTCGTTTGGCTCGATCGCTTGAGCAACGTTCACTTCTTTGTCGAGCTGCCCGGAGGCCCAGAGCCCTTGCACCTGGGCGCTGCAATTGGCTTTGCCAAACCTTTCCACAACCTGGCCGCAGGTCAGGACATACTCTCGATAGAGCGTATCGATCTGGTTGCGTCCGGATGAGGCCAGGTAATACTCACCGGCAGTAAGCGTCTGGCAGCGGATAACATCGTCGTAGTCTTCCTCGATCAGCACGCACCCGGTGCCAAATACCCCAAGTTCCTCGTAGATCACGTGCAGAGCATTGTAGGCGTTACTCTGGGAGAGTACCGTCAGCATGCGCTTCGTGACCTCATCGAGCCACAACCGCACGGGGGTGTTGTCCGAAACGTCGAGATCGCGGATAGATAACCTGAACCAGGGACGGGCAGGAGAAGTGAGTCCGGCCATGAGTCCGGCCGATAGCGTGCGAGCAGATAACGTCGGCGTCTCGTTTATTATCCTCGATCCAACCGGATCGCCTCTTGTTGCCTGGTTGGGAGTCTGCAGATAGCGGCCGCGCCGGGGCAAAATGAAGTCGGAGAGCTGCCTCCAATGCTGCCAGTAGCTCCAGCGGTCGGTGCGAAGGCCAACCAGGCGCCTGTCGACGTATTTTCGAAGGTCCTGGATTTCTTTTGCAGCCGAAGAACTTTGCCGTGAAGGGGTTATCGGTATGATATCGCCCATTAGTGTCCTTTAAAATCCACCACAGAGACACAGAGAGCACAGAGGGAAAACCCTTGAGACCAGGAGGATCGGGGAGCGGGAATTTCCGCTTCACGCTTCTTGCTTCCTGCTTCGCGTTCAGTCAATTGCTTTTCCTCTGTGTTCTCCGTGTCTCCGTGGTGAGTAGTTTTTATGCTCCCAAAAGCGTCTTGCCACCGCTCGCGGTTGTGTTCGCAGGCGTTTGCAGGCCCTGAGGGCCGGTCAAAATCGTCTGGCTCGCCCCGTACGCTGCAGCAGCAAGATTGCGCTGATTTGCCCCCGCGCCCTGGACGCCGCTATCCGGCAGACTCGGGGGTGGCGCTGGAGCTGGCGGAGGCGCTGGAACCGATGGTGCTGAACCGAAACACATAGCTTAAAATCTCCAATTTAGGGATTTAGGAATTCTTCAATTCTTCAATTCCTCAATTCCTCAATTCTTAATTCCTCAATTCTTCTGCCCACTTAGCCAATGCCTCAATTCCCCGATTCTCAAACGACAATAGGATACCGCGACGGACCGGGCGTTATCAAACGGCAACCAGAAGCGGCAACGAGAAGCGGTAACCAGAAACGGCAACCAGAAGCGGCAAAATGCAGGCAAGGAAAAAAAATTGCCCCTCTTCGTGAAAGTTCAGCGCAGCGGATCATAGTCAAACATTGCCTGCCCCGGACCTGATCCGTGGACCTGGTTTTGAGGCCCCTCGCCGAACGGATCATATTCAGTCAGGGCAAAGGCGGGTTTTGCCGCCCGAGCCGACCTCAATGATACCGGCCAGGCAAATGAGATCGCAAGTGAATCCGCCCGGTTTGGGCTGGGCAGCCCGCGCCGTTTCATGTCCGCCTTGGCCTCGATCTGAATTTTGCCGTCCACCCTGCCGACCGTCTCGGGGCCGATCAGGTCATTGTAGAGTTTCTGGTCCGCAGGAATGGCCCCGCCCTCTTTCAGCCAGTCCCGCATGAGTTTCCACATTTCGGCGCGTTTGTTGAGGCACCCCGGATCTGCCGATTCTCCGGCAAACCAGACGAGCTGCCAGGATCTCCCGAGAGTTCTGCCGGCCGAAACGATGCCGGTCCCGAATCCTGCATCGATAAAAACCGCGTCGGCCCCTTCCGAGTCCTCCAGGTTCGCAATAATACCGGCTACCTGGATATCGTTATCGTTTTTCGGGATGGTCCTTAAAATTTCGAACGCAAGCCCCTGGCGCAGTCCTATCACCAGTTCGTCGTCTCCTTCCCAGGCCGGGTCACAGGTGAGAATTTTCGGCGCAAATCCATATTGGTCCGGCCGAAGATGGCGCCCGAAAGCCGCATCCACATCGGCCACGCTTATGAACTGCCGGGCCGACATGGCCGGGAACATGCCGCGCACGCGGACTTTGACGAAATCGGAGTCAATTCCGTAGTCGCCGATCCATTCGTCGATCTGGCCACGGTTAACGAATACGCTGGTGCGCGAATCGATCTGCCTTGTATTCCAACGATGCCGCCTCTTGCCGTTGAAGCAGTCTTTAAACCGCCCGGTATTTCGCGTGGGGTTGCCGAACACACACCAGATAATCTGTGTGCCCTCGTCGGTAAGCGCCCCTTCCGAAACCTCCCAGACCACGTCGGGAATCGCGCTCGCTTCGTCAAATATCAAAAGGATGCGCTTGCCCTTGTTGTGAAGGCCCGCAAAAGCCTCGGTGTTTCGCTCGCTCCACGGCACCATGTCGATTCGCCAGGTCTTTCGATGCTCGGGACTAACCGAGAAAATGGCGGTTGCCGTCAGCTCGAACAACTGCGAGCCAAACCAGCAAAGCCGAAACCACTTGGCAAGCTCGGCCCAGGTTTTCGTCTTGAGCTGCGTCTCGGTGTTCGCAGTAACTACGCCTTTGGTGTCCTTAAACGTACTCATAGCCCACAGGATCAGCCATGCGACAAAAGCGGATTTGCCTATCCCGTGCCCGCTTGCTATTGCCTCGCGGATGATCACACCGGCCGCGTCGTCGTCGAAGCCGTCAGAATGGGCGTTTCCCCAGCAGCCGCCCTTGGTTTGAGTGGCGCTCTCGGCCGGGGCTCCCACCGCCCGAAGTTTTGCCCCGATCTCTTCGAGCTGCTCGCGCTGCCACTGGTCGGGACCATCAAAACCCTCAAGCTCCCCCTTGCCCCAACCAAACGCAAAGAGCACCCAGCCGTAAGGGTCCAAAGCATAGCCGGCAAGATCGGCTGCCAGTTTCTTATGATCGGTCCCGGCTTTCGCCGGGATGACAGGGATGACGTTTGCTCGCACGCTTTCGCGCCTCCTCGAGTTCAGTCATAAATTCGGCGATCCCGGAGATTGGCGCCTCGTGGCTCTCCTTGTACTTATCCGGCATGAGGCACTTTGCCGCGAAAATTATCGACCTTGTATCCGGCGGCACATGTTTGTGGACTATTTTTACAACAACAGGCGGGAATGTGAGGGGCTTTTTTCTATGCTGGCACTCACTTTGCTGACTGTGCCCGCTTTCTGATTTCTGTGATTGTGCCCGTTTTTGTGCCCGGAACGGAATTTAGATAGGCTTCTTGCCTCGATGCTGCAAGCTCCAAATCCCCTTCACTCACGATATTGTACCGATCAAAGATAGATCGGGTCTTGTGGCCGGAAATCATCATAGCTACGCGCTCGGGTATCCCTGCCCGGACCATGTTGCGAACTGCCGTTCTCCTGAGATCGTGAAAAAGTTTTCCGGGTACTCCCGTATTTCTGCAAGCTGTTTCCCAGGGACAGCAAAAAGCTGTGATCCTGTCTGTTCCGGCTGCGTTCATGAATGCATATTCGGTCAGCTTGCCGCTTTGTTTCCGGGCCTGCCACAGATCGACGAAGATGTCTTTCAGTTCTGTATCCAAATAGACGAGTCGGCCTTTCCCGTTTTTGGTTTCCCCGGTGTTTAGCCCTACAGTTCCCCTATCCAGATCGACTTCAGACCACTTCAAGCCCAGGATTTCCTCTTTCCTCCATCCTGTCTTATAGGCAAAGGTGACCATCGGTTTTAGATACGAGGGAAGGGCATCCCGGACAGCGATAAAGTCCCCATGTTCGAAGAAGCCTTTACGCGGATTGCCTTCTTTGAGCATCGGAATATGGGGCACGCGGTCAACTTTGGGCGGGCTGCATTGTGCGCCCAGGTTTAACATGCGTTTTAATGCCGCAAGTTCTCGATTGATCGTACCCTTTACCACTCCGTCATTTAGTCGGCCCTCGATATATTGGCGTATTTTTGAGGTATCAATGTCGATTACCCGCATCCCGCCGAAAAACTTCTTTAAGTTGGTCACCCGGATTTCAGCATGTCGCAGGCTCTTCTTTTCGTTTATCCGGTAATCAGAAAGGAAGTCTTTGGACAGGTCATCGAACGTGACGCGGTTAAGCTGGATGTTGGGGGTCTTCCCCTGCTTCACTTCCGTGATCCGCTTTGAAAGCTCCAGTTGCGCCGTATCGTAGTCTCCGCTCCGGGTGCTTTCCCGGTAGGGCTTGCCGCCCTTGTAATACTTGATCCAGTAGATGTTGCCGCGAAGGTAGATGGACCCATCGAGCCGCCCGTTCTGTTTTGTGTTTCTCGGAATCTCTTTCATGGCCTTACGCCTCCCTTCTCTGGTCGGCTTCCATTGCCTGACGGAAAATATCAACGGCGACACTGTTTATCGAGGTTACTTTCTTCAGTCTGATCGTTTCCGTTGCCGCCTTGTCCCTGAGCCAGTCCGCTAATTCATCCGGCATTCTAAATGTTATGGCCTTCATCGGTTCCCCCTTTGGGTTAGATTGAACTGTAGGTTCATTATAAGCATTGAACCAATGATGTCAACCACAAAATGAAGGGGAAATGAGAGCCAGTGGCAAATGTTTGCATTATTCTTGACCGCTCTATTTTTTGTGACAGACTAGGCATTCAGCCCGGAAAATCTAAAAGACCCCTCCGACCAAGAGAGGAAAGCACATGGAAGCGTTGAAGACCATATTATTCGTGATCGGGATTCCCTCTGCGGTATTCGGTCTCTACAAGATTTTCGACTATCTCATCGAAAAAAAGCTGGCCGATGAGAGCTTTTTGAAGAAAGTTGCAGCCAGAGTCCGTCCATCCGTTATTTTTGACCACAAGGGGAGTATCCTTATTGACCAGGGAGGCATGGCTTACATTGATTCCATCGAGGTAGTGGGCACCCAAAGAAAGCCGCTTTTCCCTGAAAAAATTATCGTAAGACCGCTTAAGCACATGGATCACGCCCCGATTTTGACCACCTTGGAATCCGATGGCTTCAACCAGATAGCATCTAGAGGCCCGAAATACGATTGGGTATACACTCTCTATTATTTCATGACTACCGCAGGCGAAGAAGAAAGAAAAATGAGCAGATTTCGACTCGAAATCATCACCTAAGATTGCCTGTTCCGAAACCGGCAAACCCTTTGCCAGTATGGGGTTGAGGTTATTTTTGCCGGGGAAAATCAATCGGATTCCGTGGCGGGACCCTAAAACGGATACGTCCATTTTTCGCCTCGTTTGCGGAGTTCGGAATTGAAAAATTCGATCTGACGGGCACTATAGAAGCCGGAGCGCTCTTCCTCTGTCAACCCGACGTTAATGCCTTCCTTATAAACATAGAGTCGAGCAAGGCCACCGATAAGATTTTCTCGGCGTTCTCGCTCTCGGCTCTTTTTGCGCACGCTGGCGTCATATATGACCGATCCGCAAAATACGACGGCACCGAAAGCTTGGATCGCCGCGAAGACGTTTTGGGCAGTCTGTGAGTCCATCTCTTATCCCCTTCAAAGTGTCTACTGTTCGCTGTGTTCGTCAGCCCGCACAAGGGGATAATTTATAGCGTTTGCCCTTTTATTACACGAAAAAGTCTTCGTCATCCCGGCCCACCCTGGCCATAGTGCGCCCCGAACCGAAACCGGGCCGATTTTGGGTTATTCTTTTTCGGTATTCTTGCCGCTTTTCACAAGATGGAAGGATGCCCTTTGCTCTCCCGGTGACAATTCAAACGGGCAAGGCTCTCCCGATTTTGGGTCCCATTCATGAACGTACTTCCGGGCGCACTTTTTACAGAATACCGGCTGGTAAAGCGCCAACTGTATTAACTCATGTCCGAGTTGAATGACGGCTTCCTTCTCTTCCTCCGTGGCGGCATCTTTACCTTTGTACTTGTCCCTAATTTCGTTAGAGATTAGCCGGACGCGCCATTTGTCGGTAGTCGCCAATCCCAGGTAATCGAGCGTTTGAGAAAGGACTTCGGGCATCTCTTCACCGCATTGATCACACACGACTTTTAACATGGTCTCCTCCAGGCCCGGCTCATCACCGGGCCGGTTCGTTTAAAGCCGTTTCTTGTGCTCGCCACGGTCGCAGAAGTAAAGATCATCTTCAGTGATCGTGTCGTCAGTTATGATCTGATCTTCTGTCAGGTTGTCCCATTCTTCACTGGTCAGGCATTCTGCGCAGACCACTTGCCCCTCAATATGGGCACCTCTTACCTCATCACTCTTAACGTATCCCATTCTATCATCCTTTCTGCCTGGCTCATCACAGAAGCGAAAAAAGAAGCGTCAAACACAAGACTCCCACGGCGTAGAGACCGCCCGGCCCTCACGGAAACTGGCATCTTGTACTTGACGCTCAAAGTCAATAACTGTGGCTCTACGTTTGGGTTTCCTGAAACATAACATCTACGAAGCGAGCAGGAAAGTAGACGATCAATACTCTATGTTGAATCATCCCATATTAATAGGGCATTTTGCCCCATATTTGTAGGCTATTTTGACCCATAATGCCGCTACAAATAAGGTGTTGAAGTACACCTATGGGTGTATTTATAGGGCATTTTGGCCCATATAATAATCCAACAAAGTTATCGTGTATGAGTGGGACGTGGTACTGTAGACCTTCCCGTGCATTGTGCATATGTCTCTCTTCCGTGATAGGACCCCTCTGGAAGGCCCGTAGAGGCACGATCTGCCGGTCGGACGTGTCTAAGGTCGTTCGGTAGAATGCCGGTCACGCGGGCCTGACGTTCAGGGCCTTAGCTTTTTTGCTGCTCCGCCCCTGGCCCACCTCAAACTCGACGGCCATATCCTTCTCGATAAGGCCATTGCGTGCCGCGCTCGAATCCGCCGCATGGAAGAAAATGTCGCCGTCTTCGTCGTGACGAATGACAAAGCCGTATCCTATCGAAGGGTCGAACCATTTGACCGTGCCGCTCTTAGTCTCCATTTCCGCCGCCCTGCCGTGTAGGAAATCTAATCCCAGCTTACTCGCCGACATTTTCCCCTCCATATTCGCCGCCCTGCCGGGCTGGAAATCTAATATTCTTCCGGTTCTCCTCGGAAAAGAACTGGACTAACGCCTTGCCGACCACGGGAGAGACTCCCCGGACTTCTGACAGGGCCTTGCCGTATAAGCGCAAAAACTCCCCGGCGACCCTCGGGGAACTGGCCATAAGAACCGGCCATAATTCCGGCTTCAAATACAGTGCTATCGCCTGCCCGCTTAGCCCTATTTCGCCTTGGATTCCTCTCGGCATAAACGTCTTGAGCAAATTCCCGGCAATCGATCCCGCTAAATCCTGACTGCCCCGGCTGGCGAGTTGATCGACCAGGGTCTTGCGAAGCTCGAATTGCGACTTCATGGCAGTCGATAGACGCCGCAGGGTCATGTCTCCGGTGATCCGGCCCGTGAGGCCCTCGGGGCGAAGCATTAAGCCGCTCTCGATGTCCTTGATAATCCGGGTCGTCTCCGCGTACCCTGCCGTCATTTCCTTGTAACCCTCGACCCCAGCGTTTAGACTGTCCGCCAGTTCGGATCGGAGTTGCGATAGAAACGCCTCGGCGGGAGTACCGCGCTTTACCTGAGAAACGTAGGTCCCCAGCCGCTTCTTTAGAGCGTCCAGACCTGCGGCGCTTGTGTCTTCCCAGTTTACGATGTCTGCCATCGCACGCTTGACCACGGCACGGCCCTGGATGATCGGGCTTGTACTGAAGTCGAGCTTATAGCCGCCAGTCTCCCCCTTGCCCTCGACGACCGATAGGCCGGTGTCCGGGTCGGTGACGATCCGCTGCTCGGGGGAAGTCTGCTTAAAGCCGATGTCAAATTTCTCGGGGGCCGAAAGCTCCTCCATTTTGTCATATAGGTTACTCTTGATATCCTCCAGGAGTCGCGGATCGGATCGTACCTTTTCGAGTTGTTCCACGTATGCCGCGCCCCGGCCTTCCTTGATCGTGCCGAGTGCCGTTTGGGCCTGCTCGACAATTTCCTCGGGCAGGATAGAACCACGCATAGCTTTGTCAAACGCCGTCTGGCTCTTGAATACATTAACGCCTTTGAGGTTCTCCCCGGAGCGCACCGCCTCGGCCATAGACTCCTCACCGGCCCCGGTGAGCTTTCCTAGAACCTGCCGACCACCCTTGCCCACAAGGCTTGCTGCCCCGCCGAGAACCTTTCCTGCCGCCTGTCCGCCGACTTCCCAGCTTGCGCCCTCGACGCCCGCCCCTGCCGCCCCGTAGTTTCCCTCTTCCCCCAGGGGGTTCGGGCCTATCAGGGCCTCTTTGAGCGTGGGCTCCACGGTTTTGCCGGTTGCGTGCGCAATGATTTTTTGCTTGATCCAGTTCATTAATTGATCGGCAGTGACGGCCCCGCCAGCGGCCCCGGCTATGGTCGGAACAGGACCGCCGACGACATCTCCCGGAGTAGCAAGAATCCCCCCGGTTATCATACCGGCCGCTCTTGCGGGTCCACGCATCCGCTCGACGCCCTCGGGAGTCATACTATCGAGGAGGTTATCGGAGATTTCCCCCGGTGAAAGTGCCTGTTCCTGACCGATCACACGACCGAAGTCATCGACCATCGCCGGGGCTTCGCCCTTGGGTCTTACCTGCTCCTGGACGGGCGACTCTACACCCCCGGCCTTAAAAGCCTTAGCGGCCCGTGCGTACCGACCCTCGACATTCGGGATTCCGGGTCGTTCAAAGGTCTGCATGAATAGGCGGGTTGCCTCGGGGACGGTCTTAGCGTTTCGTAATGCCTCTACCGCGCCATGCTCGGAACTGTTCAATTCCTGGTCTACAAATTCCAGTTGCGTTTTGAAGGACGGTTCCTGCTCGCCCTTGCTCGCTGCATACTGGAACAGGGCCTTTCTTCGGGTCCCCGTCCATTGTGCCAGACCAAAACCGCCGCCGCCGCCCTTGCCGTATTCAGTGACAACGGGCTTCATCCCGTCCGATTCGTAACTCAAATTCCCGGTAATCCCGGCCGCCTGCTCGGGGCTCCATCCCTGACCCCGGAAATGCCGCATCGCAACCTCGTGCGGATCGGTCTTTGCGAGGTAGTCGGCCACATCGGTATAGCTGGCCCCCTGCTGCATCACGCCATCGATATCATAGCCGTACTGCTGGCTTAAATACCGGGCGATACTTTCGTCGTCTGCGCCTTGCGCTCGTACTTTTTGAATGTCGTAAGCCATGTTACCAACCCCCGTCGAGGACAGGTTTTAAGTTTCTCTGGCCGGGCTGGGGCGCTCCTTGCGGTGTGCCTGACGTGTGCGTACCTCCCGCAGCGGGCTCCGGTTCCAAGGCGCTGATATAATCGGGGCCGAAGCGCTTTGACAGGATGCCTCGGGATTTCGGAGAAAGGATTTGCATCTGTCCAAATGCCCCCATGCCCTGATCGTATTTTTGACGGAGAGCCCCCAGCCGGGAAAACATAAGCTCATAGCCCTCGTTTATAGCGGCATCAAGCTGCTCGGGGCTTTGTGAAGAGTTGATTCTACCTCTCCATGCTTTGATTTCCTGGTCTGACGCTCCCGTGCCCTTAAAGACGGCTGCAAGCTCGGAAGAAACCGCGTCTATGTCCATGCCGAATTTAGTGGTTCGCGGGTCCCCGGTCTCTGTCTCCAGGAAATTTGCCACGGTATTCCACGCGCCCCAGCTACGGTTATCAAGCTGCTTCGCGGACTTCTCCAGGCTGTTCAAATGGCCTACCAGTGTATTTATCGAGGTCACATTCCTTGCATCCGGCCCTGACGTGAAGGACTTTCGGACGGCCGCACGGGTCGAATACGTCGCGGCATTGAAAGCCGGGTCCTCTTCCTGTGCCGCCTGGATAATCCCCTGCCAGTAAGGCGACCGTAAAGCAAAGCTGCTCGGATAAGGAATCTCCCCGGCCACGAGCTTTTTAGCAAGCCCCCGCTGCTCAGGGGTGTAGGTGCCCCCGGTCAAATTCATCTCGGGGTGATGGGTCGTTTGCAAAAGGTCATTCCATTCTTTAGCGTCCGGCTCTCGCCCGTGCTCTTGTATGAAAGCCGCCTTCGCCACGCTCTCCTGCATCGATGGGGTAGGCTGTCCCTCCCGCTTGATCCGCTCTGCCTCGAAACTGGCGGAAATGGGCAAGAAACCGCCTTGAAGTAGCTGCTGGCCACGCGGGTCGTTCTTCGGTAACTGCATACTCTCCCCGGTCGAAGGCTTGCGCCAAAGCTGCATATCCGGGGCCTGTGGGAGTTGCTGAATCTTCGCCCCCTCGGGAACCGTGCCCATTTTGCTCATTTCCCCGGTAGGCGAGAGCCCGTAAACGTCCTGAGTCGGCACATAGTATGTCTTGCCGTTAATAGTCCGGGTCTGGCGGGTCGGGTCCGGGGGCGTGCCGTCAGGGACTTGCTCATAACCTTGAGCTTGGAGCCCCTGGTCAAGTTTGCCCTTGTCCGCGTATTGTTTGACCATTTGCCCCAGGGCCGTCTGGCCGAATGCCTCGACCAAGTTCGGCAAAACCTGTGCCCACGGGTTGCGCCTCTGGATCACAGTGTTATCCGGGCGCTTGAATTGACTGACATTATCCATCTTGATTTTCCCTTCTGTTTTTCAACTTTGCCGGTATGATGCTATCGGGCACCTTGATTACACTTACGGCCTGCTTCACTCTGCCATCCTCCCGGACATCGAAGCTGACGGCGTCGCCCAGCACAAAAGGCGGTATGCCGTCGGTAAAACGGAAAAAAACATCCGGCCCGTTGGGAGTTGCAATTAGGCCGTGAAAATGTCTAGGATCAACCCACTTGATGTGCCCCACCTGCATTTCATCCTCCCGTTGGGACCAGGGTTAGCTGGTCTCCGATATGGCCTTGGTCACCGCCTTGACGCGCTCGTTCTTATCCTTGCCGACTGCCTTCTGTGCGGGTGTAGCACGGCCCGGCTTCATGGTTTTTGCCCCCTCTGGCTTCGCTTTAGGGGCCAGTTGCGCTGGGGGAACAGAGGTTTGAAAGTCTTTCAGGCTGAACCCCTCTTTTGGCGGCAAACCCGCCCCGTACGTATAGCCCTCAACCCGTTTCTCGTGGTCTTTCTGTTGTGTGACTGCCTTTTTTAAACCATCGTAACTCTTCATGGTGCAAACTCCTTCCTGTAAAAAGACATCGTTTCGATTATCGAGAGCTATTCCGCCCGGCCCTTTTTGGTCTGCTCGTGAGCCGATTTCATCGCCTCCATGATCTCCTCCGATACCGCGTTCGAGCCCTGCTTATAGCGAGTCGCCACGCGCCCGACATGGGCGGCCGCTGCCTCTGCTAATTGCGCGGGGGTCAGGTTTCCTGCTTGCCCTGCTTGGAGAATCCGGTAAGCCGTTGCATCTACAAAGCTCGCTGCATCCTCGTCGGGGCCAACGAGGGTATTTCTGGCGCTCGTGTATTCGGCAATACGCCTTGCTTCGTCTTCAGTCATTTTCAAATTTCCTTTCTTCCGTTAGATTGTTAGCTCGTCTTCTTTTTCGCGAATTCCCCCAGCGGCGTCGGCCCAGGCTGCATCCTGGTTACGGGTGTCGATTTTGTCACCGCGCCCACTTTCCCAGGGCTTTCCGTAGAATTATCATCGCTTCGCTCGATCTTGACTTTTCCTTTTCCCTTCATGACAAACCGCCTTTCCTCTATTTGTAGAAGTGTTTTGTTTAGTTCTTCCTGCAAGGCTTTAGACGCTATCGCATTTAAGCCGCCATACATCGTCCAGTCATATTCTACTACAAGTAGGTGGTCCGGCATACTACTTCCTTTCAAGTTCGGGAAATAGCGCCATGCAGCTATCTTCGTTTAGCTTCAACGTAAGCGTCCACTTATCGCCAAACTCGCACTCAAGGTTAATGACCACGATCTTGTTACCATCAACCCCGGATACCGTAGCATCAAGTATAACTCCATGATGTATGCCACACGAAGGACACGGCAAGAGTGAGGGATGCTGTAGACGTTGTGTCTGGAACTTATAATGGGACCATTCCATCTCTAATCCTCCCTTCTTGATGTTCGAGGCTTGGGTTTCTTGCTGTCCTTGAAAGCATCCGCAAGCAGGTTGCGAAGGACCGTAAGTTTACCTATCAAGTCGTCAACAACCTCTAACGATTCCTCGGCAAGACCTATCAATGGATCAGGAGACGGTGCCACAAACCGGGGCTCCGGGAGCCAACGCCTTGCAAAACGATCATATTGGCCGTAAGTAAAGAAATGGCCGCCCTGCTCGATGTAACGGCCGTCAGCGCTCTCGACTATACAAGCCTCTTTTCGATGGTTGAACTTTGGGATTGCTTTTACTGCCATGTGTTACCCTTTCCTTGTGTTGGAATGTTAATGTATAGGACCTCGCCCCTTATTCATGGTCCCCATCATCGTCTTGAGAAAGTTCCTTGCCGAGTTCCCTGGTGATCTGTTTAGCATCGATTTCATACGGCGCACCCATACCCATAATCTTGCCGTCGTTCGGGTCCGGGGTGAACGAAACCACGTATTGAACCGTCTCCTCCTCGACCTGCACCCGCTGCGGAGGGTAGTCGCCGCCACATTTCAGGGCTTCCTTCAGCCCGCCGAGCGCAATCTGAGCGTCCGGGTTTTCGCAAATTTCGGCCAGCCTCTCCGCTCTCCGGGGTCTGCCCATGCCGACGTATTGAAGCCAGTCGCTCATGGCCGCCGTTATCTCGGGGGCTTTCATAAGCTGGCTTCCGATCTCCCTGGCGGATTTCCGGGTCTCGCAGTCATACGCCTGAAGCGCCGATTCCGTTTGGCTCAAGCCGGAACTTTTAAGCTCCAGGAACTTCCTCTGCTTCGGGGTTAATGCCTGCACACTGGGCGGGACAGTGAGACGCACGAGCTTTTTCCGCGCCCGGTAGTACGCCGATAGACTCACCCCGATGTGCCGGGTAATCTCTTCCGGGCTCTTGCCCTCTTCCTCCAGTTTTTTAAGTTCCCACAGATTAATTTTGGACATGCGCTGCTTTCCTCTCTGCCGGGAAGGCCCGGTCGTATCTCTTTTCAATCTCCCCCAGGTACTTTTCCAATAACGAGAATGTGACGTACTGTGCGGCCGTCCTGGACCCTGCAAAGATGAAGGGCACCCGATACCTGACCTGGAAGGCAAAGATGCTCTGTAGGGCACTGTGGGCACTCATATCGCTTCGATACCGGCCCTTGCTCACGTCCTCCAGGCTGGCCTCGACTACTACCGCCGCCAGTTCATAGTATCTGAGCTTGCCAAGCTCCCGCTCGAACCGCTCCCGGTTGCCGTTCATGAGGCACGCGATCAGGTCGTTTAGTTCCTTGCGCTCGATTGCCACCCGGTCCTCGAAGCCCGGTAAGCTGTAATCTCCTGCCGGAAGCGTGGCCCGCTCGGTTTCCGCCTGGAAGCCGGAAAAATCGAAAAATGCCTGCTCCCTTGTATCGATGATGATCTTCATGTCTTGCCTCGTAGTTGCCCGTCCGGGTCGGGTCTTTCCCCACCCATGTTGCCGGTCGGGGGTACAAACCGATTGGACCCCTTTCCATTCGTCCGGGAGGGGTGAAGATAGCGTTATGCTCGCCCCCAGCCTCAATCGCCGAAACCGTTCAAAAGGGTCAAAAGTTCACAAAGGTCCTTCGCCGTCATCCTCGCCCCTGAAAGCCCCGTCCAAAGCCACCCTCGGCCCGCAAACGGGTTCTTAACCCGAAGGCCAAGGCCCCCAAGCTGCTGGAATGATACGAGTAATCGGCATCGGGGTTGCTCACTTGTAACCCGCTTGTAGCTCTGCGCCCTCTTGCCCATCTCCATGCTCTACACATAGCGGGCCTCGTGTCGCCCTGGTAAAGCATCGAGGTCTTTGGCCTGGAAGTACAGCTTACCCCTCGGAGTGAACCGAATGAAGGGAACATCCCCAGCCCATACGCGCTCTCTCAGCGTCCACACCCCCAGGCCGGTGTATTCGCTGGCCTGCTTTAGCGTAAGGAGCATTGGATTAGCAATCCGCTGCACCTTTTCCGGCCCTTGTCCCGTAAGGGTTTCCGGGGCTATGTGCCCAGGATTGTGCTCACAATCTTGCTCCATTTGCGCCGCCATTGGTTCTTGTCCTCGCTTCCGATCACGGTTCATCTTCAACATCACGCAAACCCTTTGCTAGAGCAACTCCGGGGGGGGGCAGAATCGGACGGGACCCCTTTGGGAATGGACCCCAGGGCACCCCCGGCCCAAGCCCCGTAAGGCTTTGCGGGTCCCCTTGCATATACCCCCGCCTGCGACTCCAGCTTTGCCGGGAAGTTCAAGCGCCGCACCCGCCGCTCTGAAAATCCATATAGGGTCCCTTTTCCCATCCCTGGCTCCATACGTTGCTCCGCCTCTCCCCATCACCAAATGAGCCCCTTCCCGTAATAGAGGCCGTCTCTAAATCCATTTTCCCGCTCTTTTCGTTCGCGTACGGGATATTCTGCCGCCGCGCAGTTATCGAGTTCGCACCGCAGCATATCGATATCCTTGGCCGTTCTCATCGCGAGCTTTTTGGCCTTGGAGGATTTGTTATAGGACACCCCTACCAGGAAGAGGTCATGGAGTAGGGCCTGTAATCTTTGGCCTATCCGCTCATGGTCTTCGAATGTCATGCCTTTCTTTTCGGATTTTCTACACGGTCCCATCTTCGGTCCCCCCTTCAGCTTCGAGTCTCTGCTGTCTCCGATGTTCTTCGAGTTCCTTCAGCCACTCCGGTTTACCGGCACTCTGGCCGCCCTGGTTGGAATAGTTGCCGTCTATCACTTTCGAGAAGTTAGCCGCCTTGATTAACCAGGGCAGATTGGCCATGAAGTCGTTTTTGCGTCCCATCAGGAAGTCCGATTTCTTCACCCGCGTAAAAAAGCCCTCCCACCATTTCAAGTCCCGGCACTCTGCCTTCGAGTTCCATCTGCCCCGCAGGCTCTTTTGACGCTCTGCACCCCAATCGACTATTTTCGGCAGTTCCGGGAGCATCCGGTGATAAAGGTCCACTATCTCGGAATGAGGACATCTGCATCCATTGGAGTCTGAGGAAAGCTCCTCAGACGAGAACGCCGTAAGGCGTTCTTTCTTTTTGTCTTTGCTCTTGCTGTCTTTCTTTATGTCTTTTATGGGTGCAAAGGTTTGCACTACTAAACCGCCATTCTTTGCACTACTAAAAGTGCCATTCTTTGCACTACTAACATTTCTTTGCACTACTAAATCCGCAGATTTTATCTGGGTATTACTGAGTGATTCCGGCTGGTTACTAGATGCATTCACATTTCCTTGCACTACTAAATCCGAACATTTTACATTTGAAGCATATGATTCTTTTAGTTGTTTCAATAACTTACGGTATTGGGGTGATTTTTCTTCCGGTTTCCAGATCGAATAATCTTCCTGGATAGCGATAATATTGGGTTTGTTCTTAATCCCTCGGCCTCTTCGCCTCTTCACGGTTATCATGCGCTTGGCTTCGAGGTTCGAGACGGCATATTCAACGGTCCGCAAGCTCAAATTTGTAAGCTCCGCCAACCGTGAGTAAGAGATTTCGGCCTCTTTTTTGTTCCACCCATAGGTGAGACGACCAATAGCGAATACGACCAGAGCATCGGCCCCACGAAGGCCAGAACGCAACATAGCGTCGTAGATTTCGTTCGGGGTTAGCGTAAACCCTTTTTTAAGTGGCGGGTTCGCCATTATTTGCACTCTCCGCCATGATCCAGGACGGTAAAGGCCAACTCGAACAGCTTCCGGTCGCAGTCCTTGGCCCCGTTCAAGCGGTCTTTAAGGCGCTGGACGGCACGTTTAACAGTGCGACTGCTCAACCTTGTGAGTTGCTCCAGCCCCGAAATGGTTACGTCGTCCGGCGTTTTGTCGGAACCGTAGGCGAGACGGATAATAGCTGTTAGGACCTGGCCCTCAGATCCACCGGGGGCAGAACGTCCCAAAACATCGAGGATTTCGTTCGGGATATACAGAAACCCATCTTCGGCCAGATCGCTCGGGTATTTGTTGATCGTAGGTATGCGCTTGACATTTCTACCGGCTTCGATCATGATATCTCCTATCGTTTTGGTTTTGTTTTTTGCTGTTGCCCCGGTCGCCGCCGGGGTTTTTTTTGCCCCGAGTTCACCCCATTCCCCACGAGCCCATCGTTTTGCTACTCTGCGGCGCTGGCCGCGACCATTTCCACGAACTTATCGACGCGGAGAAAGACACGACCTCCAATTTTGCAGAAAAGCCCGCGATGTTTGCGGTCTCTTGCCCAGGTCCGAAAAGTCTCCAACCTTATCGGACAGTCGGGAAGCTCTTCGCCCACTTTCGAAATCCGTACTAAATTTTTCATGGCCCTTCGATGTTCCACCCATTGCTGATTCATCACCCCATCTCCTTTCAAGCCCGCAGTTAAAGCCACGCCCCTTGCGACCCAGCGCGACGCCCACCTGGATTACAAGCCTCTGTAAAGGCGAATATGGCCCGGTTTAGATTGACAAGTAGGGAAGAAAAGATTTAAATGGCAGGTAAGGTCGAACTGGCAAAGTTACCGACCTGCCGTACAAAGGGGCCTGCGCCTGCAAAACGTAGGTCCTTTGTCTTTTCCCCGTGTTCTTATCGTTCGCGCATAGTATAGTAAAAACTTTCCCGCAAAATGTGACTTTCTACAAAAGTGTAATAAAAGCGGTAGCTTATAAGCAGATGGAAAGCGTAGGCCCTAGTCTTTTCGGGGGCGAGTATCGGTGATCGGTAGCCCGGAGCCTGCCCGGCGATGACATCCAGACGACGACCTGGACGATGACGACGACCTGCAAATGGTCGCCCCTGCTATGTGTCCAGGTGTACCCAAGGTGTGCCCAAACCATCTCGAAAAACCTAAAATAAACCATCTCCATGCTACTCCATCCAACATAAGAAAAGAGCCGAAACCCTTATGTGGCGGGGATTCCGGCTCTGTGCTTAGGTTTTAAGGTTTGACCAAAAATGGTCTATTTTTACAACAACGTGCCTATCCACTGTGATGGTTTCGCCTGTTAGAGGGTCAAGTTCTTCGACCTTTCGCAGTTCCTCGGTTTTCTCCTCATAGAAGTAGCCTTCGATCCGCTTAAAGAGGCTTTGCTCCGTGCGTTCGGACATATTCTCAATGTGTTTTGCCTTCCGTGCCAT